CATCTGGGCTGTTTACGTCGGTTGTGCTGATTTGGTGGCCGGTTTGGGTATTTGTGTATTCTGTGAGCATTAGGTTAGCTTCGAGCCATATTGCTAACTCTAGGGACATCTCTCCTAGTTCGGGTATTATGGGAGAATTGCCTATTGTGCGGTTAAATAGTAGGAGGTGAGTCTCTTGGTCGAATATTGGCATTTTTCCGGTCACTCTCCGTGCTGGTTGGTATCTAGGTTGTCGATGACCTAGGGATTATAGCACGGAGTGCGACCTTACTTCACGCGGATGAGCCGCGAGCCAATATCCTGTCTAGCGCGATCTTGTGGCCAAGATCAACTTTTTGGCTATGGGAAAAATCCGGACAAATTGGGTATTTGGTTTCTTGTTTCCTTATTTCTAAAATTTAATCGCGAATAGGAAGTATTGTCCTAGTTTCTAGAGTACTGTCCTTATGCGGTAATGTTCTTGTTGGTGAGAAAGTGCGGGTAAAGTGATAGAGAGAAGAGTTTAAGAACAGAGTAGTCGGCGCATCCAGAAGAAACTTATGGTACAGTTTATTTCCGGTTATGTCCGTATTTGTACCGAAAAAATTTTCTTAAATGCTTGTTCTTGTAGATTACAGGTATTTATAGAAAATTTGGTTTTCTAGGGTTTTACGCAGTGGAGAAGTGAGTAGGTTTGGGGTTGAATGTCCGATTGGAACAAGTGTTGGACTGCGATATGAGTGGTAACTAGGGGGGGTCGAGCGGTGTCTATAAGAACCTCAAGCCGAGAAGAAACTTTTATTGGTGGAAATTTCCCCCTATTTGGTGATTTTGGGCATGTGCGATTTTCCCCCCGGTTTGTTGGTTTGTGGGTGGGATTGGTTGTGTATGTGCCGACTTTTTGCGAAAAGTCCAATTATTGAGGACTTTGTTCGATAGGTATGAAAATAGGTGGACATGGGTTGAAATGTCCGAATTTGAAAGTGGATCTTGAACGAGGTGTTGATCTTGTGTTCAAGATCCACAATCAAAATCTGACATTTGGTGATTTATTGTTGTTTGTGGTGATTTATTACCAAATGAACTGCATTCCACCGTGTCGGTTAGATGTGGTAGTTTCTAACCGCTTTAGTCGTGCTTCGGTGGCTTCGTCTGCTATGACGCAGTTTGTAGTTTTTCGGTAGATAAGTCCGATAGGATTCGGTACGCGAATTCCGGGCTGTTTAGGTCCGAATGGGTGCTTCTTTCGCTTTGACCGTTGTTTGGTTGTATAGGGCATTGGCGGATTAGTTGGCTGTTCGTTGTCATTTGCCATGTTTGTCCGTTTCATGCTGTTGATGGTTAGTTGATCTTGCGTTTTGCCTGGCTGAGCTGCTGCCTGTGGTGTCCAGGGAGGCATGCGGCCCGCTGTACTGGCCTGTGAGCGCTGTTGATCTTGTTTTAGTACCGTTGCCTGGGTATGAATGTTGATCTTGTTAGGATCGCTCTCAGCAGGTCATGACAGTATATGATCTTGAACTGCAAGATCATATACCATCAAGATCAGCCGATTTATTGTGATTTATGTGTACATGTGTGGATATTCCGTTATTACGTACAATAGTGCCTGATGATGCGTTGTGGACTTACTGTACGTAATTTCCGGAATGAACCAATCGTGTGGTTCGCTGATATTGCACCAACCTATAGGTGTTTGCCAGGAATACACGATATACACATCTTGTGCGTTTAAGCGTGCTGTGAGCTGATCTACGAGGAAACTAGGCAATATTCCGGTTTGGAAGGAAACCCTCTCAATTGACCGAATTGCACTGATGTTTCCCCTTTGGAATGGTTCAAGCTTTCTGATGGCTTCCGCCATGATAAGCCTGGTATTCATCTGTGTGCCCACTTTTGTCTCCAATGTCCGATTTAGGTGGGTCACAGCACTGTTGATCTTGCAGGGAAGATCAACAGCACTGAAATACACCTAATTTGCGTAACTAGGCCATTCTGAGATGGTATCTTCGATAGATGGCGAATCGTACGTTAAGTAGTCTTCGTCTGGATCGTACTCATTGTCCGATTCATCCTCTTCGTCGTAATCGTCTTCTTCGTCGTAATCGTTCTGAATGGTGTATCTGTCCTCATATTCCATTTCGAGAGATTCATCCGGTTCGTACATTTTATTCCTTCCGATGTGGATTAGGTGGACATGGAGGGAATCAGTACTGATTGTATGTCTTTGTATGTGTACGTACTGATTCCAACCAAATGCACCTAAATGTCTAGTCTTTGGAGCGTTTCGTAGGAAACAACCATTTCTAGCTGGTTTGGCTTGTATGTCTCGATTTTGCCAGATGGCCACAAAATGACCACATTGCCAGCATCTGTCACTCTTAGTACCTTTCCGACTGGTTGTGCCAATGGCACTATTTGTACCAAATCGTTAGGTTTAATCATGATGTGTACCCTTCTAGGTAGACATGGCTCAGAATCGGATTGTATGTCCGATTCTGACCAAATCTGTCTAGAACTATCGGATACGTTCCATTACTTCCCATTGATGGTCAAATACACCGATTAGCGTCAATGTGAGCGATGTGTCTGGGTTTGCTGTGATTCGACTCAATCGCCACTTTGTGTCACTGTTGTCACGTAATGCGATGTATTCACCATTTGAGAAGTAAACACCGTTTGCAGTAGGAATGTTCACTCTGTCCCCTTCAGTACCGTTTGTCCGATTTTTGCCCCGTTGATCATGTGGGCCAAGATCAATTGCTTCAAGATCAGCGAATGCGCCTGATTTGCGCAATTGTTGAGGAATGCGTTATGCTTCCTGATTTGACCAACTGTGAGGCTAATTCGGTGCTTCATGGTATTTTGCTCCTTTTAGGTGGACATGGGACATTTGGGTTGGTTATCCCAAATGTCCGAAATTCACCTAATCGCCCTTGTTTGTGGTCCATTCGACTGCTTTTCCATCGACATATACCACATTACACGGAGATGATGGGGTATTTCCCAAACATGTAATATTTGCTGTTTCGTCCGTTTTGCATCCTGATGTCAAGATTAGGATGATTACCGCAACAAATGTCCATTTACGCATGTATGCTCCCTTTAGGTGGACATTCGGCAAATCAGCGTTTATGTCTGATTTGCCTAGGTATTCACCTACTTTCGCATGATTAGTGTGTTATCAAAGGTTTCAACCGAATTGCTCGTTATGTGCTCAATGATGATTTTGTCATTGAAAATGAGTAATCTGACGGTTAGGCCGTTATCGGTTATAACGTGTATCATGCCCGATTCGTGATTGTAAATCACCATTGCACCGTCTTGACTCATTATTTGGAATTTGTCCATGTTACTCCTTTTTAGGTGGACATGAATGGTATGGGATGTTTAGTCCCATACCAAACAAAAACACCTAATTAGGCTTCTACGGCACTAAAGGTAGGAATTGTGGCGATGGCCGGCTTTGGTGTAACTGCCGGCTTTTTCGGAGTTGCCGTCTTTACCGGAGTTGCTGCCTTTGTCGCTGTTGTCCGTTTTGCAGGCGTTTTTGCGGGAACGGGTACTGTTGTGGCTTTCGCCACGCTAGGTACCTTTTCTACCACTTTTTGCGTTGTGTCCTTCATAGCCAAAATGAGCATTCCGACTATAGATGGGAAGTCTACCACAAATGGGTAAGGTTTGGCGATATACCACGGTTGTCCGTTTCGCAACGCTTGCTCATAAATGTGGTATCCGCTCATCCCAAAAGCGATAATTGCTACCAATCCGAGCCCAATCCACACGAATACTTTAGAAAGCCACCTTTTGAGCGGAAGGTAGCTAATCGTGTGAATGGTCCCAAAAAGGACAATTACCGGAAAGACTGCATAAGCAACAGGTTCCGCGCTAAGCGCCGTAGAACGGACATTAGAGAAAATCGACATAACTAGGGTAAGTCCGACAAGTACCGATCCCCAGAATCGTCCCTTTTGATACCGTGTACGCGGAATGCGCAGAAGATCCATTTTAGGCCCCTTTCAGGTAGGGAAAGCACAGAACGGTATAGTTAGTACCGTTCTGCACTTTTTCTACCTGAAAGTGCAGTAAAGTCACTGTTTAGATCTCAATGTCCGATTTCAGGGTGATTTTCCGGATTCCTCCGTCAGCGTCCCCTCGGCCGCTACCATTCTATTGTAACACACTCAAATCGGGCAATTGTTAGAATATTCGCAATTCCCCTATGTGATCTGTGTCACACCCGATACGCTAGCTAAGAGTAGTAAGAGTAGAATGCAATAGATTAAGCAGTTCCATGCTATTGCATCCCCTTCGCGTTGGTTCATGCTGTTTTCTCCTTAATGTACGGATATAAACTGTCTGCCCAAGTTTGTCCGTTTTAGAGATGATGAATCGTGCTATGTGCGCTGATTTCGTACAATAGCTCTTTAGTCGCCTGAACCGACGCATATGCATCCGGATAGGTGAATTTCAGGCTACACCACACATACAGTGCAGATCCATCTAAAGCCGACATTTGGTACGGAAGTGATGGATCGTACTTTTCCATCGGATTGTTGACGATGTGCCACAATATCGTGACATGTCCGCTTTGTCCGATAAAGAAGTCATTTGACTGATTCGTACTACTTCCATCCCAATTGTCCCCGTATCCTACGGGAAGAGATGAATTGTCCATTTTGCCCCTCACTGTCTGGGCAGACAGCATATAACCGTACATGTGCGGATATAAGAGGATATGACCCAAGATGTCCGATTAGTACTAAACTTCCTGAATGAAGAATTCGGTATCGTATGAGTCGTTAAAGGTGGTATCTTCCCATTGGTCCGGATCGTTCATAATACCCGGATCATCATGAATGTCGCGAATGTCCGCTTCTAGTGCGGACCAATTATCCATTTCGTACTCTTCCGCTTCATTCATCTCATTCTGGACCCATTTGAGCAAATTGGTAATAGCTTGCGCAAACGTCCTTTCTTCGCCCAAAATGACCTCAATGGGAGACATGCATGGATCTGCGGACGTATCCATCTTATCCGTCAAATCCCACTCAGTATAACCGTAAGTCCACATTTTCTACTCCATTTTGGTGAACTCAGGTCATATCCTCATAAATCCGTACATGTAACGTTAGACTGGCATGTCTCATATGACTGGAATTATCCGATATGCCCGATTTGTCCAACTTCCCACAGGTATGCGAACTCTACCTGCTCTTGTGCGGGAATGTTATTCTTTCTGGCATATGGACACTGTTGCAACCAATTGACCGTTACCTTGTTTTCGCCCGATATTCTCTCAATGACCACTCCGAGACAAATGTCGGTAAAGATAGGGTTGTCCGATTCGGCATCCCATGCGTGGATAACGCATGGATTGTGTATTCCGTCCGGTTCTAGCTTGGTTACGAGTGTTCCGTCCATGATTGGCATAGTTTCTCCCTATTGTCCGTTTTGAGAGACATGCCAGTTTAGCGCTACATGTACCCCTAAATCCCTCCCCCTCCCACTATGTTCCACCTGTGGTGGGTTTGTCTAGAGGCTGCCGACTTTTTGTGAAATGTCCAATTCTTTAGGACGTTATACGCCCTTCCCTAAGGAATCGGACAAGTCGGATTTGTGCTACTTGTCCGTCTTGCTAGGAAATGTACTCTTTGTCAGGCATGTCCGTTTTGCACTATTTAGGAGTTATATACCCTATTGGCCCATTCGACCTGATTTTCGCCGAAACGCTCGATTTGTACCTTAAGTGCGATTAGCACCTCTTGTTCCAAATCGGTGGGAATGCCCGCATTGACCAGAGCCTTCCGAAATGCCTGATATGGGTAGTCTAGGTCGATCTGAGCCATTTCGCCCAGTCCTTCCCGAATGTCCATTTCGAGGCTTTCGTCTGCAAAGCCCATTACGTCCATTTTGTCTCCTTTGTCCGATACGTCGGACATGCCTGATAAGGAGCACATTTCCTAGATGTCGGGATTCAACCCCATATGTCCGGATTGTCCGATTTGTCCTAGTTGGCTAGGATTCGGGGGATTCTACCCATATAGTCGGCAAAGCCACCAAATGTCATGACAACAGAGGGATCGTCCGCAATGTCTAGCATGTCCTGTGTTTCCTCATTTGGGAAGAATGCCTGATCTGCCTCATTCTTCTCATTTGTCACGAAATGTCCGATTTGCGGTAGTCCGCACACATTGTCGTAGTAAAGCACCTGATGTACGGAATATCGTGCTTTGGCCATTTTGTCCTCCTATGTCCGTTTTATCCAGACATATGAGGATGATTCCCGACATCTCCACTATTGAGTTGATAAGAGACGATTTGAGGGGGTTTCGCCCGATTGCCCGGTTCCTCCTCGTTTGTCCGTTCTGCCCTACTACCTCCAGTATACCACACCCTATATCCGAAATGTCCGAATTATCATCATATTTCAGGGAGAAGTTGATCTGTGATCTTCGTCACACCGAAATATCCGTCATTTCCGATATAGTAGCTTTAGACCGTCATGTCCGTTTTGGTATGGTTAGTCCGTATTGCAGAAAAAGCCCGGAACGCCCGAAATTTCGTATCCGCACCCAAAGAGAACAATGCCCTTGTTTGTCCCGTTATAGACTCTTATGTTCCACAACGTGACAAATGTCAGGATTAGGACGATTGTCCAAATTGCCCTCTTCATGCCGATACGTACCTTGGATAGGCATTTCGGTGCATAAGGTACGATTTCTCCGCTAAGCGAAGTTCGTCCTCTATGACCTCAATGTCCGGTTCGTCCAGAATGTCCAAAATGCCAAAAACGTCGAATTTGTCTAACATGTCCATTTTGTTACGAAATTCCCTTTCGTCCAAAATGTCCTGATAGTTCATTCTAGGCATGTTTGTACTCCTTTGTCCGTTTTGTACGGACATGACGGTTTAGAGCTACTATATCCGATATACCCGTTTTAGACTGGCATGTCCGTTTTGCATTACTTTACAGTGATTTTACCGTTTTGGAGCTTTTCGACCGTCGCGTACCATTTGCGGTTGTTGTACGGGTTTGGACCGGTAACGGAGTATTTGACCCCAATGACCAAATTGTCCGCACTGCCCGTAAAGGGCGTATGGTCCGAAGTGCCGTATACGACCACATCATCCGGATTTGCCTCAATTGCCCGCTTTAGGGCAGCTTTGGTAGGAATGTCCTTTCCGTCCGATCTGTTCTGTACGCCCACATTTACGTAGCTTGCCACGTTTTGCTCCTTATGTCCGATTTGTGTTTTAATGTCGGACATGCCAGTTTAGAACGGGTATATCATGAATCATCCGGTTATAAATGGGTATGTCTCGTTCTGTCCGATTTTAGGCGGTTTGTGACCTTTCGAGTACCATGCGACGATGATCCCGAATTGTCTGTAATGCCCTACTTGTGGCAAGTTGGTCGTCTTCGTCCTCTATGCCCGATTCGACCACTTTGTCCCATATCATTTGGAATGTCCAAGTTACCAGCATTTCTGCCTTTATGGCCGCAAAGACCGCTTTGTGCACCTTTGGGCTTCTTGTCCATAGATATGGCATTTGCACCGTTTTGGCCATTTCGTCTCCTATGTCCGTTTTGGGAGACATACCCATATATGACCGGATGATTCTAAACAATCCAGGTTTAGACGCATATGTCCGATTTGGTTACTTTTAGGCGTCTTCGACCAGTTTGATCACAATGTCCGAATCGTGCATATAGTCCTCTATGAGAAAACTGCGATCATTGCGAAGAATGTCCTCAATCTCCTCTTTGAGTACTATGTCCACATTGTCGAATCTGTCCGCTTCTGTCTCGATTAGTACCCAAATGTGAACTTTGCCGTTTTCGTCCACATATTCCATTTTTGTCTCCTATGTCCGTTTTGGCCGGACATATGCGTTTAGACCTGGATTGTCTGGATAATCCGGTTATGGGGTGTATGTCCGATTTGCACTATCTGTCTAAATTGCGCCGATTTTCCACGGTTCGACCTCTATGAGCGTTTCGCCCACAATGCCCACTACGTTCCAATCGTCGTCTATGACACATTCGCGCATAATGACCGTATTGCCCAGATTGGGTAGTTCGACCACTATGTACAGTTTGTCCTCATTGTCCGGAGTGAGCATAAACTCCTCATATCCGACGATTGTCCCAAATTCGACCCGAAAGTCGTCTTTGTCCAAATAGTACGTAGTTTCCATTTTGTCTCCTATGTCCGATTCGGCGGACATACACCCTATGACCGGATTATCCGATCTGTCTCTCAAGTCCCCTATGTCCGGCATGTCCGCTTTTGCTTAGATCTGACCGGTTAGGAAGGCTTTCTCCAGTTTCACCAAGTTTGTCTTGGTTTCGACTAGCTTGTCCAGTTTCGCCGTGATTTGTCGTACTGCGTCCTGGAATGTCGTGATATCATCCCGAATGTCCAGGTTTAGCACGTCTTGGGAGATTTCGTCTAGATCTGCGTTGAAATGTCCCGCAATGGCGTCTTTGTCCATCTTTGTCTCCTTATGTCCGTTTTGTCGGACATGCCGGATATGGGAGACTTGAGAGCTTTGCCCTGTCTGTCGCTATTGAGTTGAAAAGTGACGATTTGGGTTGGTTTCACCGGTTTGCCGGAAGTGTCCGGTATTTCCGTTCCGCCCCCTTGGTGCACCTTCAGTCTAGCATAGCCCGGTCTGTGCTACTATGTCGTATATGTCCGTTTTATGGTCATATAGCAGGGCAAGTTTTGACCCACTATATTAGTACAAATCCGGACATATACGATATATACGGGCAGAACGGGGCAAATGGGGATGTTGATCTGTGACGTACGTCACACTGACCCACTATATGGTGATATGTCCCATATGCCCGTTTCAATATGCCCCTTATATGGGCATATATCCGGACATACCGGACTGTGATGTACGTCACACTGTGAGGTATATGATGATATGCCCCTTATATGTGGATATAGGGTAATATGTCCGTTTTGCGATGATTGTGCGTGTCCGGATTATGAGTAAATAAGATGATATATTAACTATATTATGAAATAAGATGATAAATTGGACATTTTGGCAGGTTCCACGTAGATCTAAGATGAAAAGAAGTGTTAGTGAATTGACATAGTAATAAATCGATTATTCTTAGATTCAACGAGGATTGGCTGTAAAAAGAAGTGTTAACAAATTGACAGTATTATAAGCATATAATTGAAAATAATGTGATTTAGTGAAATTGTGTCAGTGTCTTGACACATCAATAGTTGACGCATGATGTGGGTACTGCTACTCTGTTCTTGAGGACTCTTAGGAGGTGAACACATGGGTAACTCAGCCGACAGACCGCAGTCCGATCCTTCCTGGGATCCGATCCGCGCATTGGAGAACCTTAAGTTAGAACGCGCATTAGACAGCACGGATACTCCTGATCTCGTTGCTAGACGATTATTCAAAGAGAATCTTCCTGTTGCTGTGATGGCCATTTGTCATCTTGCTACATACTCAGATACTGAAGTAATAAGATTCAACGCGGCTAAGTTCATTGTTGAACGGACAATGGGTCCAGCCGAGCGTGTTGTTTCTGAAACTGGTAAGCATGCATGGGATGACATTTACGATAACGTTGTCACCGAAGCGGAAGGCTATCTTAGCCGATAATATCAGCGAGGGTAGCCTTCCTCCTGTGGTGTTTTAAAGGAGGGGATTGTGCCGGCAAGACGTGGACTTCGCGGAGATAATGTTATCTACCGCAGTGCATCTGGTGACACCATGGCAGTTGTACTAAGTGGAGGACAAGGAGATGCACCTGCTGCTCCGGTTGCTGTTGGTAGTGGTACAGGTGGAACTCTAGCTGCCGCATCTTACACTTACAAAAATACTTACGTCAAAGATGGCGTTGAAAGTGCTCTAAGTGCTGCAAGCAATACATATGCATCATCTGGATCAACTTCTTCAGTCGCATTAACAGTTGCGACAGTAGCCGGTGCGACTTCATACAAGATTTATGGTCGTACTGGTGGATCGTTCTTGCTTATGAACACTATTACTGCCCCAACAGTACTATACACAGATACCGGCGCAGATACTCCATCCGGAGCTGCACCAGCAACTAACTTCAATGCAAGTTTCAGATCTCCATATACTGGACATACAGCTGTCACTGGTGTACTTCCTGGTGAGACTGCTGGCACCTACCAGAATATATAGGTGAAAAATGCCTGGATATGCAGTAATTAATACCAGACCCAGAGTATTATTCTCGGATAACTCCAATGTTGCTGTTGGTACTCCGGTTGTAAGTAGCTACACAAAATTGAATAAAACGTCTTTCATTCTGACAAAAACTAATGGTGGCGGAACTTACGGTATGACATTAGATTGGTCTATGGATGGAAGTACTGGAGTATTCCAGACTACTTCTGCACCAGCCAATAATACGCCAACAACAATTAGTGCATTATGTCCGTACGTACGTTTCACTATTAGTGCAACGGGCAGCAATCTATCATCGCACCAAACCACTCTTATGATATGAGCAATAGAGGTGTAGATTGTCTTGGTGCTACCATCGATAGTGATGGTACACCGAATTTTGCTTTCATATGTGATTGTGGTGTTACAACAGTAATAAAATTAGTAGATTTAGGCGATAATCCATTGGAATTCGCTTACACATGTCAGTGTGAAGAAGTTCATTGGATCACAATTCAACGTGGGATAGAAAATGAAATTCAGTGAAGCAGTCGAATTTATGTTTGCAAAAGGGAAAGCACGGCGACCGCTTTTTAGAAATAGATATGTGACTTATGATAAAGAGATAGCGCTTTTTGTGGATGACGAAAATAGAACCTGGGTTCCACGGCCGGAAGATGCAGTCGCGGAAGATTGGGAGTTTATTCAGTAATTCCACCTGTGGTGTTTTGGGAAGGAAATGTGGTATCGATGAGTGCCGATGTAATTTTGTTTATATGTGCGCTTATTTGTATGCTGATTTCCGCTGCTGGGTTTAAGACCGGTCGTATTAGTATGTTTCATTTGAGTCTTGCATTCTTGATAGCGACATTTTTGGTTTAATATGACAACACAACAGGTGCGGGCGGTATCTAAGGAGAAGTATTTCGAACTCATTGGATATAAACCACACGAAAAGCAGCGTTTATTCCATGATTCCAAGGCTCGGTTTAAGATTCCCGTATGTGGTAGACGGTTCGGAAAAACATATATGGGTGCTCGTGAGGCCGAACCTATTCTCATGATACCAGACAAACGAATTTGGATTTGTGGTCCTACTTATGACCTGGGTGAGAAAGAATTCCGGGTCATTTGGCAGGATATGATTGTAAAACTAGGACTTGGTAAAGAAAAATCTGTAAAACGCTCATTTAACAAACGTTCTGGCGATATGTACATAGAATTTCCGTGGAATACAAGACTTGAGGTTCGCAGTGCTGATAGACCTGAAACTTTGGTTGGTGACGCGCTTGATTACGTCATTATGGCCGAAGCTGCGAAGCACAACAAAGAAACCTGGGACCGATATATTAGACCAGCCCTGGCAGACCGGCGCGGTAGTGCCACATTCAGTACCACGCCCGAGGGGCAAAACTGGATTCACGACCTATGGCAGTTAGGCAGAAACCCACTTTTTGAAGAATACGAATCATGGAGATTTCCTTCGTGGGAAAATACTCATATTTACCCTGATGGTCGTACTGATAAAGAAATTCTGTTACTCGAACGTACTATGCCGTTCGAGTGGTTCCAACAGGAAATTGCGGCTGACTTTACCTCGTTCATGGGGAAGATTTACAGTGAATGGGATGAAGTTACGCACGTAAAGCCACATGTTTACAACCCAATGTGGAAAAACTACATAGCATTCGACTGGGGTTTCGTAAACCCGATGGCCGCAGTTGAATTCCAAGTAGATCCGATGGATAGAATACATGTTTGGCGACTACATTATAAAGTACACACCAGACTTGAAACATTTCTCGACCAAATGCGGACAAGAGAACAGCCAAAAGGTTACAAAATTGATTTATGTTTTGGCGATGCGGCAGATCCTGAAGCGAATGCCACTGTTTGTGCTAAGTTTGCACCATGCATTTCCAAGCCAGAATCTAAGACCAACTGGCGAGAAGGCATAGATTTAGTCAAACAATTTTTATCAACCAGGACCGTGGGGCACGCAGACGAATTCGGCACGCCCATAGATGAGCCCTGGCTGTTTGTAGACCCGTCCTGTGGTGACCTAATCAGAGAATTCAACAATTATCGTGCGGCTGCACCATCTACTGGTAAAAACAACAGAAACCCAAGAGAAGATGCACAAAAATATGATGATCATGCTCTAGATGCACTACGTTATGGATTGATGCATATTTTCAAGCTTGGTTGCACTATGAGCTTAACTGATATTTATGGAAATGTCGAAATGAAAGACATTCCAGATACTGGTTATTTCACGCAGAATATGGAATTCGCATGAGTGATTTAGCTGAATTAGTACCTGGAGAGTCTTATGATCTTGGAAACGGCGTAAGATATTCAAAGTGCTTAGATAAAGATGGAAATTGGTTTGCTATTGATGAGTGGCACCTAACTCCTGATGGTAAATTATGTGGTGGTTGGGTACCATTTGATGTTCAAAGTAAATACGTGACGAAGGCATCTGCCAAGTGGACTGTAAACAGTTACGATCCGCTTGATTTATCGCCTTCGCTTCTTTGTACTCGCTGTAATCATCATGGATTTATTAGGCAAGGCCAATGGATACCAGCCTAAGGGAGGTGACAAACGATGACAATGACACCAGATGAAGTTATTGATGCAATAGAGCAACAACAGACCGATATGTCACGTGCACTCACACTTAGTGAGGCTATGGAAAAGTATGATCTAGTTTCCAGTGTATATGATCCTGTTAATGGCTCTTTTGTAGTTATGGCTGAACGCGACCCTAAGCTAAAGCCTAGTACTGCGTTTGCCGAAATGGGTTATGCTTCGTTATCACCTTTCACAGCTTGGACTCGTGATGAGCGTGTTGGTGAATTAAGAGATAAGCTTGGTATTCGTAAATATTACGATATGAAGCGAGCCGATGGCACTGTTCGTGGTGGGCTTAGATTAGTAAAAACACCAGTTATGGCTGCCAGATGGTTTATCGAACCAGCTAGTGATAGTGCTCTAGACAAGAACATTGCTAAATTTGTTGAAGAGAATTTGTTTGAGCGCTTGAATATGCCTTGGCATCGTGTGCTCGAAGATGCTCTTTTGATGTGTGAATATGGTTATATGCCATTGGAGAAAGTTTATGGTGTTGACTCCGATGGTAGAATAATATTGAAGAAATTAGCTCCAAGACACCCACTTGACATTCAAGAATGGCACTTTGATGTAAATGGTGGTCCTAACGGTATCGTAATGGATCCAACCGAAGCAAATGGTTGGCAATCTGTTTTCATTCCAATTGAAAAGCTTGTTGTTTTCACCTTAGAACAAGAAGCTGGCGATATTCGAGGCATTTCATTACTGAGAAGTGCGTACAAGCACTACTTCTACAAGGATACTCTTTACAAAATTGATGCAATTCAAAAAGAACGTCATGGTATTGGTGTGCCAATTATTAAACTGCCCTTGGGTTATACAGATGATGACAAAAAGCTGGCTGAAAATCTTGGTCGCAACATGCGTACAAACGAGCGTGCACATGTTGTTATTCCGGAAAACTGGACAGTTGAATTTGCTAAATTAGAAGGTCAGCCAGTTGATTGTTTAACATCTATTAAGCACCATGACGATAGAATTATGACCAACATTCTTGCGCCATTCTATGATGATCCTAATGCGCAAGAAAAATCTATGACTATGTTCTACAAAGCTACTAGATACATTGCATCAACGATTGGTGATACATTCAATCGTTGGGTTATTAAGCAGCTAGTGGATTTCAACTTTAGTCGTGGCAAGTATCCGATTCTGCGTGCGCGTAGAATTGGTGAAAACGAAGATCTACGTACGTGGTCATTTGCTTTCAGAAACTTGGTTGGTACCAATTCTATCATTCCGGACGACGAACTTGAGAAGTTCCTGCGTATTGAACTAGATTTGCCGCCGGCAGATCCTAGTACTGCTCGACCGCTTATTACTGCACAACAAACATCAGGTACACCAACTGGTGATGGCAGTACTGATACGCCAGGAAACACTACTAATCCTACAACTAACGTTGGACCACCAAAGGTAGGATTACCTAGACAGAAGGCCAAACCTCCTGTGGGTGTTCCAAAAGGAAACTCCGGAACAGATCGTTCTGGCTCTTAGTATATTAAATAGGAAAGGAGTGAATATGAGATCCGATCCCCCACTGTCAGTACGCCAACGCAGGTTAGAAGCGCTCAAACCGGCCGTCAAGACTGTGCGTCAGAGTTCTGTCATAGAGATGTCCGAGCGAGCAACTAGAGGCTTCAAAAACAATGCGCAAAGGATTGCGTCCCGGCAAGGAATACCTTACGATAGAGCTGCTGCGATTCTGGCCGCGTCTAGCCGTCGGGCTTCCTCGGCGGCAATACGCAAAAACCCTAGACTTAAGAAGGTTAAGGGTCATGCAGATAACAAGTAGCCATGCCCTATAAAATAGTTCCTGGTAGTAGTCAATGCGATTCCAAGCCATTTGCTGTAGTTAAAGAAGCTGATGGTCATTTGATGGGATGTCATGCAACCAGGGATGAAGCTCTTAAACAAATGGCTGCGTTATATGCATCAGAACGTCATGGACTGTCGGAGGGAGGGAAAATGGGAATAACGGCTTCTTATATTCTCGACGTTGAAGGTCTTACCTTTAGCGAGCAGGATGGCGTTAAGGGGTCTTGGGTTCATGCGCTTCCGATTGGGACTTATAAGCACCCTCTCTATGGCACTATTGACATTTCTGCCGAACGTGCCAAGAATTTCGCTGAGAGTGTAGTATCCAAAGTCAGAGGAATTGAACCCAGTATTAACTATGTTCACGATAACAACAACGTAGCAGCCGGTTGGGTTAAGAACGCAGAACAGCGTTCAGACGGTGTTTGGCTATTCGTTGAGTGGACTGCGGATGCTGCTAAAGCCATTTCGGATAAGAAATGGCGTTACTTCTCTTCTGAATATGCTGACGAATGGGAAGACCCACAGGGCAAGAAACACAAAGACGTGATTCTTGGCGGTGCGTTAACTAATCGCCCATTCATGAAGAACCTGGTTCCGATTAATCTTTCGGAAAAAACCTATGAAGCAGCTTTTGAGCTTGTTTCTATAATTACTGGAACAGATGTCGACTCCTTGAAGGGGGGTAAAGACGTGGGATTAAGCGAAGACGATCTTAAAAAGATAGTTGAAGGTGTAGCAACTAAGCTTTCTGAAGGAAAGACTCCACCAAATCCAGCAGATGTTCCTACTAAGTCTCTGATGGATATTCCAGAGCTTAAGGCACTTGCTGATGAAAACCCAATGGTTAGACTACTTGTTAAGACTGTTGAGGATCAGAAGCTAAACCTAACGGAAAGCGCTCAAGCTGTTAAACTAGCTGAAATCAATGCGCGTCTGAAGGACTTCGATCAGTCGAAGGTTATTCTGACTCCAGTAGCCCGTAACATGGTTAGAGAACTCGCCGAGCAACTACCAGATGGGTTAAGTGCGAAGTTCTGGGGACTTCTTACTGAAATGAAGAAGGGTACATCCTTCCTCGTTGAACTTGGCGAGCGCGCAGGTGCAACTGTGAATTATGGTTCACAGAAATCAGCCTATGTTCAGTTGCAAGAATTGGCTCAGAAGATCAAGAAAGATAACACAGATCTTACTGATACTGATGCTTTTGATGCAGCTGCTACCCAGAATCCTTCGCTTTACAACCGTTACCGTACGGAACAGTTGGAAGGAGCTGCTAACTAATGGCTGGCGCAGGCGCAAATTTTGTATTAGATAAAGCTTTCCCGGTTATAGCTACATATAACAGCTCAAGCACCAACGGTGTGCAGAAGTTCAAGCTAGTTAAGTTCAGTGCTACTGTAGGTAGCATCGACCTTAACGTTGCTTCTAACACACGCTCTATCGGTGTTGTTCAGGAAGACATTGATGCAACTAAGGTTGCGTCAGGTAAGATGAACGCCGATGTTCGTATGATGGGTATTACTACAGTAACATGCACAACTGCGGCATCTGTTGTGCTTGGTAGCATGGTAATGTCATCTACTACTGGTGGAGTACTTCTTGCGGCAACTTCTGGCAACTTCCCTATCGGAATGATTGTTGGAATCACAGGAACACTTGCCGATGGTAACCTTGTGCAGATGCTGTTGACTCCAGGTCTTCCGGCTCTACCGTAATATTGAGGGGAGGGAAAGGTAAATGGCGGTTTATAGTCCTACTGGTTCCGGCAGTGTACATGTTGATCAGGTACTTACCAACATCAGCATTGCATGGCCGAATAATGGTTTAGTTGGCGAAAACCTACTGCCAAGTGTACCAGTTAAAAAGCAATCAGACAAGTACTACATCTTCGGCCGTGAAGGCTGGCTACCAGAGGATGATACTCGGGCGCCAGGTACAGTTGCCAACGAAATTGCTGGTCTTGCTGTATCAACCGACACGTACTATGCACGTGAGCACTCTCTTCAAATTCCGGTAACAGACGAAGAGCGTGAAAATGTTGATTCTCCACTAGCACCAGATCGTGATGCAACTGAACTGGTTACATCTAAGATCATGCTGGGTAGAGAAGTTGCTATTAAGACGCTGGTTACCACAACAGGTAACTATGCTTCTGGTCTTAGCACAACTCTTTCCGGTGCAGCTCAGTGGAACTCAGCTAACTATGCTACATCAGACCCAATTTCTGACTTGCGTACTGGCAAGACTGCGGTGCACGCAAGAATTTTCCAAGAGCCTAATACTCTGATAGTTCCTTATCAGGTCATGACTGCATTGGAAGATCACCCTGATTTCCTAGAGCGCATTAAGTACTCGGAGCGCGCAATATTCTCTCCAGAACTTCTTGCAGCAGTACTAGGTTTCAGCAAGGTTATTGTGCCAGGTGTGGGTCTTAACACTGCAAACCCAGGTGCAACTCCAACATTGGGTTACCTGTGGGGTAAAGATGTTGTTATGGCTTGGGTGCCTCCGCGTCCAGGTCTTAAGATTCCCGCCTTTGGTTATGAGTTTACTTGGCAGTCACAGTATGTTGATCGCTGGCGTGAAGATCAGCGCAGATCTGATCTGATTCGCGCTTCTCGTCGCTATGACCTGAAGTTAACAGCTCTTGGTGATGCTGGTAGCTCAGATGCTGGTAAATCAATTGCTGGTTACCTAATCAAAGCTGCTATCGCCTAAGATTGGGGACAGTACCATGCCTAAGAAATTATTCGCTGTAACTAATATTAAGTCCGGACCAGATAAGTTTTATGCTGCTGGTAGTGAACTTGATCCTAAAGAACTTGGATTGACAAAAGAACAACTACTTGAATTACATCGTGAAGGTGCAGTTGAACTTCGCGTTGTAGAAGATGAAGAAGTTAAAGAAGAAGTTTCGACGCCAGATTCAGATGAAGCTAAAGAAGAAACTGTCGGAGGATCTTCAGTAGAGTTGTAAAATCGAGGAGTAATGGCTCGCATTACTACCGCTGATGCTCAAGGGTGGGCAGAGTCTACTAAAATGACTTTGTCCTCCCTTGATGCATCACTAGTATCTCAAATAGAATCCGAGATAATATCTCGCCTTAATAGCATCTTTGTCACTACTGGGTGGACGAATGATACAAACACTCCATCCGTTGTTAAAGTCATAATTGCGAAAACATATGTAGCATGGTTATATGATCGCCAATATAGTGAGAACCAAGAAGGCGGTAATGACTATGCGGCAATGCTTAGAGCAAATGCCGAGATGCTTATGGAAGGTTTAATTAACGGCACTATTGGAATTCCTGGTGAAACACCAACGGGGGCAGGAATCGGTGCCAGTTTCTATCCTAATGATGCATCTTCTGCATTAGAACCTACTCCCGATGATCCTTCATTAGGACCAGCTAAATTCTCTATGGGTAAAGTGTTCTAATGCCTGCAAGAGATTTCCCAAGACCTGGCCTTGGTAGTATTGCAGGGGCCGTTACTGGTGCTGGCCCAGGATTTATGCGTGGTGGTCTTGCAATTCACATAGATGAATATGGATCATTTGTAAAAAATTCAAAAATATATGCAGGTATGATCGACAAACTAGGTATGTCATTCAAAAGTTTTCGTGAACCATTAGAACTATCTCTTGACAAAGTTATAATTCCATCAATTACTCAAAACTTTGCTGCACAAGGTCGGCCAGCTTGGACGCCCTTAGCTCAATCTACTATTGTAAATAGACTGTATCAGAATTTTCCACGTGGTCCTATTCTACAACGAACTGGTAGATTAAGGCGTGAATCAACTAGAAAAAACATTTGGGATATTTCTGCTAGTGAAGTAAGAATGCGTGCGGTATATTTTGATCAAAAAGTTCCATATGCTCAATTTCACCAATCAGGAACTAGAATTAGAACTGTTACCAAACACACTTTGACAACTTTCATGGAAGGATCTAGCGGATTCACTTCATTTAATGCAAGTAAGAAAACTACTAAACAAGCTACAATGCCAGCTCGTCCTTTTGTATTATTACAACTTGATGAAGAGGTTGAAATACACAACATATTTATCGATTTTATGCAGTTACAAGTCAAAAAACATTGGGGAGAGGGGGATAATCTATAATGGCACATACAGATAAAGATGAAGTTGTTGCTGATTTTCTTTTCAATTTATTAACTACAAATAAAGTTACATTACAACTTGATGACGTGTTATATGGTAATCAAATAATGATTCCGCATGCTAGTGCCGCAGTAGTAACAGCTATGGGTAAAAGACGAACACTAGCAGGAGTTTCGGCTCCTGGCGGAAGAACTTTAAACGAACTAGTAGTAAACATAGAAATGCATTGGAGCAGAGTTGGTGATGAAGGAACAGAAAGAAAAAATGCAGATAATAGAGCTACTGCCTTAGAAGCCATTATACATCAGGATACTACACTCGGTGGCATAATCATCCATGGATTTATAAACCAAGTTGATCGTGGTGAAACACAATTTGCTAATGGTAGCATGTTTCGAAGTGTGCGTATGATTTTCGTTGGTCAAACCAAGACGTATTTGTCTTAATGATTCGGGAGAGTGTCATGCTTCATTTTGAAGTCGAATCAGACAGGGACGTTACTGTTAATGCAATTGGGCTTCTAGAAGCTGGCGTTCCTGTTGTAATAACGGATGAAATGAAAGAGCTTTTTAGAACTGTACAAGGTGTGGATTTAGTTAATGCTAATTTTCCTCACTTCGTAAAAATTACTGCTGTTATTGATGACTCAGATCAATAATTAGGAGGGGAGGATAAATGGCTATAGGAATTGGTGCCTCTGGTATTGCTGGCATTGGTATAGAACAACTTTTGCCACCAGTACAGTCGACAGCTACTACTTCTACTTCTGGTGGAACATTACCAACTGCTTCTCTGTATAGATACTATGTTACTGCGATCAATGCTCTTGGTGAAACTACTGTTAGCAATGAGCAGTCAGTAACTACAGGTGCAGGTTCTACCAACTCTAACACAGTAAACTGGGTAACAGTTGCAGGCGCCACTGGATTTAGAATTTATCGTACTGCTGCCGGTGGTGCTACTGGTTCAGAATTGTTCTTAGTTGCTGTTGGTCTGGTTACTACATACATTGATACAGGTTCGTTAACACCTTCTGGGGCTCTTCCTACTACTAACACAGCAGTTACACCGGGAACTTATGCAGCACCAGTAAAATACTTCCCATTCATTAGTGAAAGCATTACTATTGCGGAAGAAACTGTTTGGCGTAGACCAATAAGACAAAGTGCTGACATCATTGGTGCAGTAGCAGGAAACTTCAACCCTGCTGGCGACCTATCCATGGAAGCGCTAGAAGATGTCATTTTGTACTTCCTGTGGTGCTCCAGAACATTAATTGTAAAATCTGGTTCTGCTCCAAACTTTACCTATACAATAACACCGACAGCTGCTGCCGTAGCTAATAAAACATTCTCTCTAACAGTAGTTAGAAATGGAATAGTTTTTGGTTATGTTGGTATGTGCCTTAACAGCTTCACGTTTACGCCAGATAATGGTTTGTTAATGTTCAACACTAATGTTGTTGGACGAGATGAAGCTGTTCAATCACTTCCAACAGCTACATTTCCAACGACAGTTCCATTTGGTGCTGGACAGTACTCAATTGAAATTCCTACCGCTACACCAGTTCTTGATACAGACACATTTGAATTCACTGTTGAAGATAATGCTGAACCGGCCTTCAGACTTAAATCCACAGGGCGTGGAGCTACGTTCATCAAGTATGGTGAACGCAACTCTACTATGACAGTCGAACGTGATTTCCAAGATAGAACTGATTATGATGCATTCAAGGCAGTTACTTCTCAGAGCGTAACATTATCAGCAACTAAAGGTGTCAACAATTCAATTACAATGCTTGCACCAGTGGCTATCAAAGACACTTATGAAGTAGGCTTGAGTGGTGAAGGTGATCTAGTTCGTGCCTCAGTTGCCTACAACAATGTAATTGATGGTACTGGTAAGTCTTGGCAAATCACCATTAAGACTCAAGAAGATATTCTTCCATAACGTGTATGAAATAATAACTATAATTTTGTTGGGCTTTGTCGTTAATGGTTGTGTTGTTAACTTAAAACAACCTAGGAAGAGAGCATATAAAATGCCTGTAGCAGTTGTAACTGAAAATATAAGTGACAAAATTCCACTAAAGACTCTTCCGCCCGACGGATATGTCGTGGTTCGTAGAATGTCATATGGTGAGGGATTAACTCGTGAAAGTAAGGCAACGAGATTATTAGTTGCTGGTGGTTCTGACAATAAGGGTAAAGACTTCCAAGGTGAAGTTGATATTCAAACGGAAGCATTAGCTCTTTGGGATTTTGCTAATCTAATTGTGGAACACAATTGCCAAGATCTCGATGGAAGATTGCTTAATTTCAAAAATGTCAATGATGTTAAGAAATTATCTGATACAGTTGGAAAAGAAATTGGCAAAATAATCGATGATTTCAACGCAGCAGAAGAAACCGACGACGTAAAAAACTCCTAAAAGAACTCAGAAAGGGGGTATTAGTACCCAACGCCAAAATAGATAAGGAAGCTGCTGACGTTCTAAATATTATAAATATATGTGAAAAATTCTCAACTCTACCAAGCTCTGGTGGTTTGTTAGATCAAGACAAATTGTTTGTGTTTGTATTACAAAATGTCTTGGTTTGGAGAGAACAAAGAGAAGCCGCAGATAGACGTAATGCTAAGGCATCTACTAAATAAGGTAGTTGTTATTTATGCCTTTTAGTGCCACAAGAGATCTTTGGTTAGTTCTAAAAGCCCGTGACGAAGGTACACGGGCTATGCGTAGTTTCTCTCGTGATATCAGAATGGTTGGAGATAATGTAAAGCAAGCAAATCTCCAAGCTGCACGATCTGCTCTGCGTAATCAAATGGCAATGCAAAGATTAACCGGTGCTTCTCAAAACGACATTATTGCAACACAAAAAAGAATAGAACAAGTTGATAAAGATATAAACAGCATGCGGGTAGCTCGTGCTGCAATGGAAGAAAATAGAGTAAGTGCACAAAAACTTGGCACTGCTCTAAATGGTGCAGCTTCAACAATGACTGCGGTTGGTACTGGATTACTCATTGCTGGCGGTTTAGGATTAGCCGGCATGAAAGGTCTGATTACTAGCGCGATAGATTATCAAAAGCAATCATCTCTAACTCGAACTCAGGTAGATAAATTCGCACTTTCATTAAAAGATGTTGAAGATATTGGACTTAGAGTAGCAAATAAAGTTGGTGTTGGCTTTTCACAAATCCAACCTGCATTGTTCGACATCTTCTCCTCAATGGAAGTTGGAGCTGCTGACGCTGAAAAACTTCTGACAATATTCGCGAAAGCTGCTGTTGCTGGTCAAACTGATATTAGCTCGGCTTCCCGGGCTACTATTGGTATTCTGAATGCGTTCCAATTACCATTAACTTCTATAAACCATCTTATGGATATCCAGTTCCAGTTGGTTAAGGAAGGTATTGGTACATATGAAGAGTGGACCCAAAGAATTGGTTTGGTTTCACCTTCAGCGGTTAGATTCGGTCAGTCTGTAGATATGATGGCAGCAGCGTTAGCTGCCTCAACCCGTATGGGTATCTCAGCCGCACGATCAGGTACGGCTGTAGCTCGTGCTATGGATGCAATGTCTAATCCAACAGCTGTAAATAACCTTAAGCAATTAGGTGTTAAAGCAACAGATGCAACTGGTAAGTTCAGACCAATGATTGACATTTTACGTGACTTTAGAAAAGTTTTGGAAAAGGTACCACAGGCAGATAAGATAAAAACACTTCTTGGAGTTTTCAAGGGTGCTGGTGGAACTATTGAAGCAAGAAGATTCCTCCAGAATATGCTTCTAACGCCTGGAAACTTGGAACTTTTCCAAACTATCTTTGAAACTATGTCAAAAGAATCAGGATCATTCGAACAAGCTTATGCAATTATGGCTGATACAGCCGCTACGAAATCTGAATTACTGGCGAACAAATGGGAAACATTAAAGGTTAAAGCTGGCGAAGCGCTAATTCCAACATTTATGAAGATAGTTGATGCTATTGGTAAGGTTTTCGATTGGTTTAACAAATTAGATCCTAAAACTCAACGAATGATAACACTGGGAATAGCATTAGGACTAGCTTTAGCTACTCTTAGCGGTGTGTTGTTAATAGTTTTGGGTAGCATTGCAGCATTTGTTGCCGCAGTTGTGACTGCGGGACCAGTATTACTATACGTTCTTGGTATATTAACATTGTTGGGATTAGGATTTACAGGTCTAGTTACTGCCATAGTTTTAGCATGGCGCAGGAGTGAAGATTTCCGTGGAACTATAAAAGATCTAGGCAAACAATTTAAAGATTTCTATACTAATCACGTGATTCCAACCGCAATGGCAATAAGAGATGGCTGGGAAAAGTACATGAAACCAGCTCTCACAGCTCTTGCTGACATAATAGTCACAAGAGTATTGCCAGTTGCTAGAGAGATTACTAACTTCTTTACTAGTGAATTCTTCAAAGCCTTAGTTGAAGTTGGAAACAATGTAAAAGATTTCGTAGTTTTCGCTTTCAGAAAACTAGGCGACATAATACAAACATATGTAATACCAACCATTAACGCGCTAACTAAGTTCTATTATGAACATAAAGCTACTATAGATCAAATTGTTGCTGCACTTGTGTGGCTTGGTAAATGGTTACTAAAGATTGCACTTATTCTTGGTGGCGTCTTAGCTGTAGTACTAATAGGTCCAGTTGTTGCAGCCTTTGTTGCTGTTGGAGCTGCTATAGCTGGCGTAATCATTGGTATTACGTATCTGGTTGAAGGTATTAAGTGGTTGGTACACTGGATTGGTACTGAAGCTCCAAAGGCTTGGAATGGTCTTTGGGATACTGTTCAATCAGTTATAAGTAAGATTAGTACTGCATGGATGGGTATAAAGGATGCTTTCAATGGCGCCAAAGATTGGTTAGTTGATGCTGGTAAAAACATCATTAACGGACTGATTGATGGCATGAAACAACAAGTTGGTAACATTGTTGGAACTGTAAAAGATATAGCTAAACGAATTCGTGATTACTTCCCATTCTCACCGGCGAAAACTGGTCCATTATCTGGAAGAGGCAGCCCATTTATTGCCGGTCAAAATATTGGTAAAATGTTAGCTAGAGGTATTGGTAGTAAAATGGATTTGGTTAATGGTGCAACCAATCTAATAGCTAGCGCATCAGGAGTTCGAGCACCAAATCTTAATGGGGTAGAATCCACAGGTCGTACTTATAACCAAAACATCGTTGTTAACACACAAGAACTTGATCCTCGTAGACAAGCTGCGGAACTTGGTTGGCTACTTGCTGGTAGGTCATCATGACTCTAGGATTGAATGATTATGAATTTCAGCTCAATGATTCTGGGGTTCGCTTAAACACTACTTCAGCTATACCTTTTGTTGACATAAATAAAGTTTCCGGTCTGGACAATGCACCATATCGTGAAACTACTCGTGATCACGAAGGTGTAGATGGAGGCTTTCTAGATGCAGAGTTCGAAAAAGGTCGAGATATAATTCTAGAAGGTGTTGTCTTTGGTGATCTCACTAGTGTTGAACCTTATTTAGATTCATTAAAATATAACTACGCTCCAGTAACAAGTCCAATACCATTCTACTATAAATCTAGCGGTGTAACCGAACGAGTTATTTTTGTGAAAACTCGCGGGGTGAGATTCGACTGGGACTCTGCTAGAAGAATAGGCACAACAGATATTCAATTCCTAATGTTTGCCGAAGATCCTCGGATATACACTAATGTTTTAAACAACACAAATATCAGTTACGGCGGAGATGCTGGATTAGGTTTGGCATTCAGTTTTGGTTTCAACATTAACTTCGGTGGTGGTGCTACACCTGGCGGTGGAACGTTTACTAACGATGGTAACAGGTCCACACCTGTGGTGTTTACTATAACAGGTCCCGTTATTAATCCAATTATTTACAACTATACTACAGGTAAAACTATGTCGTTCATAATAGAATTAACTGGTTCGGATACTTTAACCATAAATACTAACACCCGCACTGTATATCTAAATGGAAATTCAAACCGTAGAAATACCATGCAAACCTTTGATTGGATATTTTTTGATCCAGGTTCAAATCTAATTGGATACGGTGGTTCTAGTGGTAGTGGAAGCGTTTTGAACGTGCAATATAGATCAGCTTGGCGCTAGGAGGTGAAAACAAATGGCTGTAGTTAATCCTTGTGGATTCTTACAGAATGCTGGTGCTACTCACACAGCAGAACAAATGCGTAACTGGTTTAGTATACTCGTAGCAGGTAACAAATCAGCAAACTCATTGATTATGCGCCAGGGTGTTCACCCTAGCTCTGGTAATACGCTTTCAGTAACACAGTCTGGCTCACCAGGTATGAGCGTAGTAGTAAAATCTGGTCATGCTATGATCTCTGGTACTGAAGGTACAAAACAAGGTATGTATTCTGTATTAAACGATGCTGACGTAACATTATCAATTGCAGCTGCACACGCAACATTAAACCGCATCGATAGTGTTATATTTAAGGTTGAAGATCAAGCTTATTCTGGCAGCAATAATACAAGTTCTCTAGTCGTTGTTACTGGTACACCAGCCTCATCTCCTAGCCCACCAACACTGCCGGCGAACTGTATTGAACTTGCACGTGTAAGCGTTGTTGCATTAGATACTCAGATCACTAATGGTGAAATTACTGACATGCGTCAGTACATTTCAGCAGTTGGTGGCATAATTCCAGTAGCCACTAAAGCTATTCGTGATGCTCTTACTGGTTTGTATGATGGTTTTGCGGTATATAGACAAGACATTGATGCAATTAATATCTATAATGGATCCGAATGGAAGTTCTATGGGCGACCAAATGGCGCGGATATTATTGCTACTAGCCAGACTACAACATCAACTACATATGTCGATTTAGCTACTGTTGGACCTACAGTAACAATTGAGCATGGTACCTCAGTTGAGGTAACAATTGGGGCACAGCTTTTGAACTCAACTGCTACCATTACAGCGTTCATGAGTTTTGCAATTTCTGGTGCTAATACTAGAGCAGCTTCTGATGATGTTTCGATGGGTATTTCCAACAACACTTTGA